CGGCGTCCTTCGCCTTCGTCGAGAAGTTCTTGTACGCGATCAGGTCCCCGGCACTGTCGATCAGTCCACAGGTCGAGACAATCTGCCCGCCCTCGTGAGCGTAATACAGCCGTCCAATAATGGTGCAAACGGTTCCATTTGCCGATACACTGGATATTGGCCGGAGTGTTGGAAATTGACCCGGGACGGTCGCCCGATTATCATCTACGGGGATAGGATTCCCTTGAGCATCATGTCCGGCGTTCCCAAACGCCAGATGCGTAATTCTTGGGAGTATTCCAGTTTCGTGGGCTTTGGCAAACTTTCCTCGGCCTATTTTAGTTGTTATGATGATTTCTACCATTGTTACCGTCCTCCTTCGGATTATCATCCTCTCGTTTTACGATTTTCAGTTCCATTGAAAATTTTGGTTTCAATTCTTGTTTCATGCTGATACCTCCGTTATCACAACTTCATGTAAAACAACCTCCCGCACACCGTTGAATTGTAAGTTCCCGGTGAATGGAACCAGCATATCGAATCTTGTGACCGGAGATGTTTCCATTTTGTGATTTAACGTTTCGTTACTGTTATTTTTGGGTTCAACAAAGATAAACCCATTGAAGCGGTGTTCTCCATCAAATTGCAGAACACCGTTGAAAAAGAACCGTTTTGGTTCTAAAACAACGGTCGTTAACCCGGTTTGTGCCGGAATAACCGAAGTATCACCGGGTATTTCAATTATGAACACAGGATGATGCGCCCCGATTTCGCGGTCAGCATTGAACTCTTCCCACCCATTGAAGCGCGCACACCCGTTAAACCGGTTAACCGGACCAGTTGTAACCTGTTGGTTGATATTGACGGTTTCTTCGTTAATGAGATTAAATGGAGAGTATCCCCCATTAAATCGAGATAAACCGTTGAAATACCGAACACCATTGAAGAAATAATGTCTGATGTTTTCAATGGTGATTATCAGTTTCCCGGTGTTTTCTAACTCTAATCCATCGCCAACCGCCGAAATAATCGGGAACCAATGAACCTTAATACCAGCGGCGGTAACATTTTGCATTACGTTTTGAATATCCCGAATAGACGCAAGAATATCGGTAACATTGTAAAAAATCCCGTATTCTTCAAATATTTCTTGAATATCGGCGTATAACGTATCCAAATCACAACGGATAATGATAGTTGCGGGTTCTGGTGGTCCAAGTGGGCACGGATCACCGCCATCAAAAACTTGAATTTCACCGTTGAAACTGGTATTCCCGTTGAAATGGTAATCCCATTCCGCAACATCCGTCCACCCTTCTTGAATACCGAGAAACCCGTTTCCCATGAGTGCGCCGAGCACTTCATTAATCCGGTCAATTTCACCGCTTGATAACAGTGTAGCGGTTTTGACAATTAATCTTCTCCGGTATTCAATATCCGTGAATCTACCCCGTTGAACACCGAGTTCAACTCCAATACGGTCAAGCGTTAAACCTTCAGCATCTTTTAATGAACGCCACGCACAAACGGTAGTGATAACAGTTCTCAGTGTATCCTGGCCTTTCCCATCGATTTCGAGAACTTTATGGATATTGCTCCCCAATTCTTTAGTGTAGTTGTCCGGTATCCGCGTTAATTGGTCTTGCGCGGTTTTGCTGAACGTGGATTCCGTCATAACACCGTAACCCCAATGTCACCCGGGATAGCAACCGCTGTTTTTGGAATGGAAATGTTTGTAATCCCGTTATTTACATTCAGAACCGGGATATCAATGATTCCTATCGTTTTGTGGATTTGCGCCACAAGCCGGGTGTAAATTACGTCGTCCCCGAGTCCAAACCCGGAAATATACGTTTCTATTATGGTTTTTACCGTTTGGGTTCCATCGACCGGGAATACCAACGGATCAACGGTTAACCCTATAGTAACATTGATTTTAACCGTTTCGGGGCGAGTAAACCCGATATAGTGGTCATTTCCGTGAGAATCTGGTATCGTATGAGTAATATCGCCCCAACATTGGATTCCTGCGGGTTTCACCCCAAATAATGTCGAAGTGATATCAGCCGCATCCCCGCCAAACACGATAGGAGCGATGGATTTTGCAGGAATCCCGGTTATTGCGTCTAATTCCATCGTTTCATTTTGTCTGACAATCGCATCGACTACACCGTCAATATTCAATAACGCCGCTTCAATTGCTGCGTTAGACGCACCACCGGGTTTAGCAACGCTCCGAATATACCTATCCCGTAATTGTGCATCGGTTTCAGTATCCCTGCCTCCGAGTGTCGCTTCTGGGTTTGATACGGACGTTAAACCAGAAAGGGAAGAAACAACCTTGTTAATCAGTCCAGCCCCAATATTCCCGGTGATTCCTGGTTCTATCGCTTCTACATCGAGTAAAACCGACCCGTTAATGATTTCTCCCGCTTCAATGGTTCGGAATACGATTCCTGTCGCGGTTTGAACGTTGAACCCTTGAAACACTTGAGTCCGGTTGGTTCCTGAAAACAACACTTTCCCATACGCATTTCTTGATAATTGCCGGGATATCCCGATATCTTGGCATTTCCGGTCAAGAGTAATCCCTTCTGCGGTAGAAACGAATCCTGACAGGTAAACCTCTTCTAACCGCTGCCAAACCAGGGCTTCATCCCAGGCGTTCAGTCGGACCAGCATCCCCAACGGGGAAGATTCGGAAAGGTTGATATCGTTTCCGAAAAGTTCCCGCGCACGGCTTTCCATTTCAGAAATGATGTCGCTATACCGCTTGGGGCGAAACCCATGCTTTGTTAACCCGAAATCGGTCATATCGTTATCTCCATCTCGAATGTATCATCATTCACCGAAGCAACCAGATTAATTAATAATGTCCGGGTATGTTCGTTATATTCCAAATCCACGGTATTTATGGTAATGTTTCTCGAATCGCGGGAAACAGCATCGAGGATTGCCGACCTGATATCAGATATGGCAGGATAATACTTCTCCCCAAGAATCGCGTCATATTCAAACCCGTATTGGGTATTGAGGAACCATTCGCCGAGCCTTGTCGTCAACAGTATTCGCAAATGTTGGGCGGCTTCATCAACGCCGGAAACGGTTTCCAACCCCATTTTATCAGTAATCACCAGGTCGTTCGTTTCCGGGTCTAAATACAATGATTTCATTTGGCAATCACATCTCCGCTTCCAACCGTAGCAACGCCAGCCCCACCGAGATAGACCACCCCGTCCCCAACACGGTGAACTGCCACCCCATTCACGAATACGGTCCCACTTCCGGTTGCAGCCGCCCCAACGCCGCAATGCGGGCAGGAATGAACAACGGGATCACCAACTCGGACAACGGCACGCCCATTAATGAAAACGTTGTTAGAACCCGTTATATACGCTCCAACGACTCCGTGAGGACAGCAATCAGGAATACCATGAGAACAGATTCCCGCATGAACATCTCCAACCCGCACTATTCCCGGCATTTCTGTATCCCTCAGTCTTCCGAATCGCCTTCGTTCAATAGAATTTGTTCTCCGTCTATTTTAACCGTTCCGTCCGAACGAATCGCAATATCGCCGGTTGAACGGATATCAATCGTTCCTTGATTGAATACCGTGATATTCCCGTCAATATCCAATACGATTTTGTTTAACCCGTTCTCAGTTGAAATTAATAGGTCTTCACCGTGTTCTTCAGGCATTGGGTTCGGTTTGGCAGTGAAACTACCCACCACCACCGCATCAGCCAGATTGTGGCGGCGTTTCCCGTGTTGGTCGGATTTTGCCCCGGTTGTAAAAACCCCGTCGATTCCCCGTTCAATAATGACTGCAATTACAATATCACCTGGTTTATACGGCGGTCTGATGATGAACCCACCAGCCCGGATACAAGACACGTAAGCATTCAGGATTGGGGCGTATTCTACTTCTTTATCGTTGATTAACGGTTGTAAATCCGCTTGCATCAAAACGGGGTCATATGTGATGATTTCTGCAAGAACCGCTGTATGTAACCGCGCATTATCATTTGCACGATGGTTTTCCATGAATTCGAGAAACGCCGACATTCTCATTCCCCCGGTAACTTGAGTTTCACCGTGGTTTTAAATTCAGAACCAGTATTCGCGTGAAAACCAGAATCGACAACATATGTGCCGTTGGCTCGTTTAACTTTATCAGAATCCAATTCTACCTTTGTTCCGTGTCGGATTCGGTAATTGAGCAACGATTCGACTTCCCAAAGGATTTCTGATTCTTCCCCATCAATCCGCTTTGGAGAGCCGATCATCCCCGTAGTTGGGGAGAGAATGACCGTATCATCCCGAACCCCTCCAACCGGCAAGACGTAAATCATCCCATGCACGATATGGATTTCCGCATTACAATCTTCGGCTATCTCTTGGATAATCTCTTTTGGAGAGCCAGAAAACGAGATTCCTTCCACGTATATCAGGTTAATTGGGAGTTGAATCTTACCAAGTTCTAATCCGCTTTCTACGGTGATTATCTGTTTCAATATCTGTTCTGCGGTTGTTTCTGGCACATAAGAACGATTGATTACTTTATCGTATGAAACTGCGGTATCATGCACTTCAATTTCGCAAATGCGGTCGTTTCCTTCGTTGAAAACCGCAACATGCTTAATTATACCGACTATAAGAATACCAGAATCGCCGCCGTATCCGGCTCGCAATGTCAGTTTCTTCCCAGAATCTTCTTCAACTTTGAACATCTCTTCTGTATCGGTAAGGAGATTGTAAATATCAATTACGCAAAAATCAGGTTCGCCGTCCTTCCCGAATTCCATGCGGAATTTGATTTCGTATTCAGGATACGTGAATTCCCGGACGCCTTTTTCCATCTCGTAAGTAACCGAGGCTTCACGAAGCCAAAAATCAGACATTCTCAATATCCTCCGGCCAAACCAGGTAAAGGAACACAGATTCTCCGAGTTCATGCCACCCAACCCGGGTAACCTTCTCAGATGGATCAAA